GAACAGTATAATCTAGCTTGTGGACACTGTGTAAGACATTGAAATACCGCATGGTATCATCTCCAATGCAGTAGTGGTTGAAGCAAGAATCCCCCTGCTTTAGCTGTGGGGAGTGTCAACAAACATTATGAAAAGAGCATGGGGAATGGTTAAGAAATTAGGATTCGGAATCTCCGAAGCTTTGAAAAAGGCATGGAAGGAAGCGAAAGCAATGAAAGAAGAAATCATCAAAATGACTGTTGTGAGAAATGAAATCTTTACAGTAAACACAACAACTGGAGAAATCAGCGGAAAAACTTACAATGCAAAAGAATGGCTTAAGAAGAGTTTTGATGCAAAATGGAACAAAGAAACAAGAACTTGGGTTGCGAAACCGGAAGAAATCAAAGAAGAATTGGCAAAATATCCGGGATACTATGAATCATACATCGTTAAAGAAAGCAAAGAAGTTGCAGCGATTGAAAACGATGAAATCATCAAAAAAGAACTTGTAAACAGAAATGATGGTTTTTACTCAAAAAACACTCACAAATCAGGAAAAATCACATACTCATTTGTAGGATAATAACAGATCAAAATAAAATGCTGTCCTATCGGCATGACGGGGAGAAGGAGAAAGACTATGGCAGAACTTAAAGAACTCAGAAAATTTATGAACCTCACACAGAAAGAGCTTGCTGAGAAAACCGGAATGAACATCCGACAAATACAAAAGCTCGAAAAAGGAGAAATTGACGTTAATAACATTACTGCAAAGAATGCGCAGTCTTTATCTAGTGCTCTTGGGTGCAGCGTCGAGGAAATGTTGACATTAGACCTAAATATCTTTACCGAGGATGCAAAACAATCCTTGAAAGATGGAGAATTAGATTTGCGCGATCTATTAAGAATGGACAAGTACCAGAAAATAAAAAAACTCAGTAAGATTGGAAACTTTGAAAACACCTTTTACGAAAATTACAAATGGATCCCGGAATCTTTGTTTGATAAGTTGACACCGGATGAACTTGCAAATCTCGTAGATAGTTTTTATGATTGTTATAGCGCAGGGAAAAATGCAAGATAAAGCAAAAACACGGAGGTAATAAAATGCAAAGAAGTATTGTTGATTTATTTGAGGACGCGCTGTCTTCCGAAGACTACCGATTTAAAATTTCTTTTTTAGTTGGCGGTTTAGTATCTTACGAATCGAATGATACGGCTGAAAAGCAAGCTCAATCTACTAAATATCTCGAAGAGATTCTCGCTTACATCACGTCTCTCAATGAGAATGATTCTGAAAAAAGTGAATTTATCCATCATATCAAAGGGACAATTGAGCGCTATTTGAACTGGGAAGAATAACAGTTGCAAAATCTAAAATTTAAAAAATACAAGATAAAAGGATAAGCATTAAGCTTATCCTTATCTAATAGCAATTAAAGTTACTGTTAATATTTCAATCCGCGAAACTGTGATTTGCTCAGTTTCCGCAATACAGAGCATCATCTGCATTGGACACCTTTACCATAGCATATATTTGCTAATATGTAAATGCGCCTTTCCAATTTATTACACAATCTCAGTAATAAGCTTATCTGCTGCTACTCCAATAACCCCTGCATATCCATCCTGGCCACCGCCGCGCTGATTGTCTACCTGCGTTGGATAGAATGATGTATTGTTAATGTCTGATACACAGTATTTGACATACTTATATTTATATCCTGCTGGAGTGAGGTATTCCATCTCTATTGCCTGGATCGGTGATCCATCTCCTACAACACCGTTGTCAAGATCATTTATGTTGTAAGACTGGCCAAATATAATATATGGCAGCCATCCGCTCGCCTCCGTGTACACTCTTACTTTTATAGATCCTTTAGTTACTCTAAATCCAAGATACCGGAGTGGTAGTCCATCTCCTGCCCCAACCCAGTCTGTGGCATTTTTAACTTCCGGCCACCACCGATCAGTAAAACCTGCAGAGTATATATCTACTTTTCCAAGTTCTTTTAATCCGCCAGTTCCTGGCACAACAGAGTCTTCCGGTCTCGGCTTAGATACGTCCGTTGCTCCGGATACTGCTTTTTTATCAATTCCTTCTGCGATCAGCTGCGCAATTCCTCTTGCTGTTAAATTTCCGTATCTTCCGGCATCGCCTGCGTTGTCACAAAACATCGTCTCTACAATCATTGCTGGCATTGCAGATTCTCTGAGATCGTGGTATCCAGTGTTAAATTTCTTTCCGCGATTGTAATATCCTTTTGATTTAAAGTTTTTGCAAATCTGATCAGCAATCTGATTCATATCTACGTTGGATGCATCATACATCCAACATTCCACGCCGTTTCCACTTCCATCCGCAGATGCATTCATGTGCAGTGTAACGTAGACATCGCAGGCATTTGCATTTGCCTTATTTGTCCCCTCAGCAAGCTCTGCACCGACATTATTTGCGTTGGAGTTACAATCAATTACTACATGCCCTTTTGCCTCCAACATAGGCTTTAATTCCGTGTAGATCTTCTGTACCTCTGCCTGCTCATCTAAAATCCCCATTGCTCCCTTGCAATATGGAGAGTGTCCACCTCTTAAACCGATTTTCATATTTTGTCTCCTTCCTGCTTTTTAAAACAAAAGAGGGTGATTACTCGCCCTCCGAATCATTTTCCCTTAATTGCAATAATACATTTTTTAATTTTTCTGGTATCGGAGCCATAACAGCTGCATTTTCCAACAAACTAATACCCTCATTCGCGATATAAAACATTATCACTACTTCTCGCAAAGGAACGGTATCATTTAATAATTTTTGTATTGCAAATGCTACTGCAATCACGATAAACATTGTTATTTTCTTGATCAGCCCCTTAAATCCAATCTCGGAAGAGAGCTGATTTTGGTGTATAGCTTTTAAAATGCCTGTTATGTAGTCGATTACAGCTAAAAATAGAATCGTTTTTAGCAAAATATCCCACCCGCCGAGCCAGTATACGATAACTCCTCCTACCGCACCGATTACCATACTTAAGTTGTTAAATAATTTTTCCATGTTCTTAATCCCTCACTCTCCTAGATTTCGACCTCTAACTTTTTCAAAACCTGTTTCACCTGCTCCAAAATTATTTCTGGTACATCATCGATGGTTTTTACTCCTTTAATGATTAATGTTGCGTAAACTACTGCCATATCTCCCACCTCCTTCCGCATTAAAAATAGTAAAATTTTAAGCATTGCCATCCACCTCTCCAGGCTTAAGCAATGCCTGCATCTGTCCTATCATCTCGTATACTTCACACAGCGCTAACTGTGTTGCAGTAAGTTCCTTTTCTGCCTGTTCTGCTCGCTTTTCTGCTTCTGTAAGACGAGTTTTGGTATCTTTTCCCTGCTGCTCCATCTCTACTTCGAAAATCTTCCCTGAATTTTCTTTAATATATGAAAAGACAGTGTAATTTTCGAATGTTTCTTCTACTCCCCCTTGATCATTTTCAACTTCGATTCTTGCTGTTGTGATCGCATCTGTAAAAAGATGCTTAAGCTGCTCATAGCAGTTATTGAGGACACTTACATGCAGCTTTCCATCTGCTACTGAGATTGCTTGTACTTGCAATGTCTGCCCATCTGCAAATAATAGTTTCATGTTATCTCCTCCAAATTACATTACCTCATATACCGTCATGCGTGTCCATTGGGTATCTCTAAAAGTAAGAGCTAATTTACCGTTACTTATATCTTTTTTTGTAACTTCGTTTTCGCTTCCGATCACTGCGAAGTTCCACCCAGTACTGCGCATAAATAGCAAATAACCATAAGGAGGATGTATTTCATTACTCCCATTAAGTCGGCGCACAAATATAAGATACATATGATCTGCACGCATCGAACGGCTCATAGAAAGTGAATTCGCACCACTTTCACCAGTTGATACATTATCCCAATAAGCGAAGGATCCTAGTGCAGACGACATTTTTTTTACTTTTGTATCCAGATCAGATGTCTTCTTTGACAAATCATCATTTGTCATAGGGATGCTATACAGTGGCTCTATCTTCTCAATAGCAAGTCCATTAATCTTCACTCGATACATCGGCACTTCCGACTCAAATGCTCCCGATCGGATGTCCTGTTTATTCGGTACCGGGTCTTTTGCAACACTTCCGGTTTCCCCTTTAAGTACTGCAAATGTAGCATTTTCTTTTCCGGATTCTTCGTCTTTCTTGTATTTCACAACGATCATATCGTTTCGGAGTAATCCCGGTGTACCATTTTCGATTGTTACATCTTCGTACTCTCCGTCTCCTAAAATACATTGTCTTCCGTATGCCATAAAGATGCCGTCAAAAATCCGAACCTGATTCGCAGATACCGCCTCTGCGCGCATCTTTTTGCCGATATTTAGGACGTAGTTCCCAGAGCCGATGATTCCGGCATTCAAGTCCGCATCCTGCTCTGCTGTAACGTGCTCCATGCCCCAGTATCCTGTTACTAATTCTAAAGCCATGTTATTATTCTCCTTTCAATTTACATTCCAATGTTTCTATACCATTTTGATAAGTGTAGATCTTATTTACTACCGGACGACTAAGCGATACGCCAGTATCACGATCTCTCGCAGATACAATATCCCCAATCGCTAAGTCTGTTTTAGATGTATTTGCGGTAGCTGACTTATAATTCATCAACTCTTTCAATCGCTTCTTTCCCTCAGTTTCAAGCACTTCTGCATTTTCTGCCGAGGAATAATCGTAGACCGCCGTCCGCTCATCAGTGCCTGTATAATACCGTTTCTTTCCGATGCTGCCATCTAACTGTACATACAAATGCACCACTGTTCGTTCTGCAAGTTCTCCCTTTCCGAGGCAGATTAGGTGATTGATGCCAGCCCTGAAATCCCTAACAGACACCCCAATTTGATTATCGCCGTTATACTCCACATCTTCGCTGTAATTCTTAATCTTTACAGCCCTAACAAGCAACTTAAAAGGCTCTCCGGCATCTCCCTGCACCGCTTGTATATCGAGCCTTGCTTTGGATTTTTCCAACATCGCTGGAAGCCCTTCAAGGGCAGGAGTGTACCGAAATTGATATTTAGGGATGTTTATTCCAGATGCAGAGTCCGGAACCTCGAAAAGAAGTCCTGTACCTTTGTTTAGTACTTTTTCCAATACTCGGTTTGCGTCCCCGGACACTGTCAAATATCCTTGCCCGCTAGGTGGCTCTATGATCATGTGATTAAGTAGTCCTCGCCAAGCATATCCTGTAAAAGTTATCTCTGCATCCTCAGTATTACTCTGCACATCTTCTATAATTCCGCCAAACTCAGTACCCGGGGCAAATATGCAGCAACCTTTTTTAATATCGTATCGGCTTACATCTTCTCTTGATAGGCTAATTTCAAAGTCATTCGTGTTACCTACATCTATATCGATATAAGATGCAATATCGAGATAGGACAGTTCTAACCTATCCACATCTGTCAAAATCATCTCCATGGTGGCTCGCTCCTTTCTTGGTAAAGTGTGAGATCGAAGGAGTATGTTGCATTCCATTTCACTGCACTCTTACCTGACGGAATCTTTTGGAAAACGTAATTTTTATTATCTCTTTTCCCGAAACAGTTTTCTTGCACGCCGTTTCTTGCATAACGCACAATCGTTCTCTCTCTGCTATCAATCACGAGATATTCTGAGTCGTATAATGTTACAGCTACATGGTAAAGGTGATTACCGATCCAAATTTGGGGCTCGGTACACGGACCATAAATAGTCATTTTAAAACCGGATTCTACAAAATGATCATTGTCCAATCGAGCCAGTTGATGATTGTGATAGTAATCATATTTATAATCTTGCAAATACCGTTTTTTTGCCGGTCGGTATCTCGTCTGGTATTTCCGTGGATAATCATGCTTGTAATCTTGCTCTAGCGTTGAGCTATCAATAATATTATCGTTCTCCTCTTTGACGCTCTCGTCAATCACAGACTGGGACGACATATAGAAATGATATTCCTTTTCTCGACACCAATGAGGATAGTCAGCAATCACTTCGATTTCGTTGTCAAGTGTTTCAATTCCCCACTCCCAGTCTGTTTTTTTAGATGATTTAATGTAGCAGCTTATATAAAATTCTCCAACATAAAGCCTTCCAGGTATTAGATTTAGTAAGTCGTATTCTGTTACTTCATAAAAGTGATCTATTGCATCTCGGTATAGTTTTTCGCTGCGTCCATTCACGCCGAGTAATAATGTAAAAGTCGTAATTTCTCTTGCGAACGCTGTTATCTGCCCTCTTCTGCGCCTTGCAATACTTGAATAATCCCAGCTGTAATCAAATAAATTGGCTGTCTGAAGTTGATAAGGTGGGGTGAGAAGATTTAACTTCTCGCCCCTGCTGTTTAGATAATAAATATCCGTTATTTTCATTACATCACACTCCTTACTGCTCTTCCTAGCTCTCTTTCTTTGAAAATAAATCTGAATTCTTCCATTCGAGCATTCACTACACTTGCAACACCTTTTCCAATCGCTTCTATCTCACGATCTGTAAGACGGTTTTTGTCGTGTTCGATAACGTGTTGTGCCTGTATATTTCTTCCAGCAATCCCTTGCGAGATGCGACTAGAATTAAATGCCATAACTTCTCTTGCGCGGCGTGTTACAGATGTTAGATCTAACGAATTTAGAGCTATTTCTCCGAGTTTATTAGATGTTTTCGCAACTTCTTTCTCTTTGTTTCCGACTCCTAGTGCAAAACCTTGTCCGAAAAACTCACCAAGAGCCATTGCTGCCCTCGAAGGCGAATGAATACCTAATGATTTCTTAATTGCACCTAACGCCTGTTCACCGATGCTCTTGGCAGCATTCCAAACATCTACTAACCCAAATCCATTAACAAATCCTTGCACGAAGTTACTTCCGGTTCCACTTGCATCTACTGATCCCATACCGCTTTTCGCTGTTTCAGAAACGGATGCTCCATCGCTATACGCGCTTACACTTCCTACACCTCTGCTGAAACGCAAACCTTGATTAGATCCCGTCCCTGCTGTATTTGCAGCCCCGAGGCCTCTGTTAGCCGTGTCAGATAAAGCAATTGCTGTGGAATTGATATTTCCGTTCATGGATCCCAGACCACTGTTATATTTTCCACCCTGAGAAGAACCTGTGCTTCTTGTATCTGCACTACCTAGGATACTATTTGCGGAATTTGCTATGTTTCTCGCTGTGCTATCGACATTGCCCTTCTGACTTCCCACGCCGAAATTGTATTCAGATAGCTTTTTAGAACCAGTCTTTTCCGTGTCTTTGGAGCCGAGTTTTTTGTTGGATGATTCTGCGATCAAATCAGATGTTTTGTCGATATTTCCTTTCTGACTTCCTATGCCTAGGTTGTATTCAAGCAGTTTTGCCTTTCCGGTTGCTTTTGTGTCAGCAGATCCTAAGTTCTTATTCAGGGAATCGGAAATGTTTGTTCCACTTTCGTTGATTTCTTGCTGCGTGGAATCTACACCTTGCTTAACGCTCCATCCTGCTTTCTTACCGCTTTTTAGAAACTCCTCTGAATTTTGGAAGCCCATAGTCCAAGCTAGAGCTGAGTTTTTAGCCGAATTTGTAAAATCCGGCATCTTCTCGTTCAATCCTTGAACCGCTCCGTCTCCGGCTTTCTTTGTAGACTCTTTCGCTTTTGCCTCAAACTTGTCCATTTCTGCTTTGGCTGCATCTACCATCTGTTTAGCGCCATCTACCGCTTCTTGCGTTATTCCCGGAGTGCCGTCTTTGATTGCTTTTTGAATGTCTTTGTAGGCTTTCTCGGCGTTTTTAACCTGCTTTTCAAGAGACTTTTTCGTTCCTGTTTCAGCTGTTATAAAGCTGTTTTTCATGTTAAACAGAGCATTGTTAATCTTATCAGCATCGCCGGAAATGATTGCACTTGAAAGTCCTTCATAATTTTGAATCGTAGCATTATATCCTACATATCTTTCTTCTGCTTCACTTAACGCCTTCTTCTGTTCTTTAAAGGTCTTTTTCGCTTCCTCTGCGGCAACAAGCACTCCGTTCTGAGCTTCGATATATGCTTGTGCTGCTTCGGGAGATGCTTTAAACATTTCTTGATATTCTTCCATGACAGAAGTTGCTGCTGCCTGCGCTTCATTGTAAGCTTCTTCGGCTTCTTTGCATTCTGCTAACTTGCTTACATAGGTTTGTAACGCACTATTCTTATTTTTAATTGCCTCAGCGTAAGCCTCTTCATTTGCGTTTAGATAAGCCTCTGCTTTCTTCTTCTCTATGACCTGGTCAATGGACTCACTTAAATTTCCGTTGGCATTAATAATCTCCCAGATCTGCTCTTTTTCAAGTCCTAACGCACTTGAAAGTTCACTTACAATAAAATTTGCTCTATCCTCGTAACCGGACTTTACTTTTCCATTTGTATCGATCAATGTATTGAGCTCATCTTTAAGTTCTGTTAAATGAGCATATTCAGCATCTATGCCGCTCATTGCCTCTTTTCTCGCAGAATCCAGTTCCTTATACGATTCGTACTGCTTGTGTATCTCTTTATTTGCTTTCTTCTGCTCTTCGGTCAATGCGTACTGCGAATCTTTTGAATCGTTTGTTGCAATTTTGTAAGCTACGAGGCCAGCCGTTAAAGCTCCAATTGCCGTAGCTACAATTCCTATCGGATTAGCATTCATGGCCGCATTCCATGCCGTCTGCGCCGCTGTTGCTAATGTAATCTTTCCTGTCAGCACTCCGACCACCATTTCTTTGGTTGTCAGCGCTCCGGAAGCCGCCAATACTTGCAGTGCGTTAGCTTTTTCTGCCGCCGATAACATTTTTACAGTCGCAGATAATCCGCTCGCTGCTTTGGATGTAGTTGCAAAAATCCTATATCCTTTAAATGCTGTAAAAGTAGCTGTTGCCGATGCTGCAAGCAAATCAAAATGATCTCCTGCAAAGTCGATTGCTTTTGTAAGTGGTGGCAATGCTGCATCTGCTAATTTACCAACGATTTCGATTACATTTTTAAATGTTGTCTCTACCGTCTTTCCGGCTTTTTTTAGACCGCCGGAATTAAGAGATGAGGTAATGGATTTCACTGCGCTCTCAACTGGCCTTTCCAATTCATCCGGAAGTATTCTTGTTAGTCCGGTTCCGAGTGTCTCCGCCATATCAACAGCACTGTTATAGAGCTTCTTCTTATTTTTGATAATCCCACTACCAAAGGATTCAATGAAATCTACTGCGGTGTCAACCATCTCCGGTGCGTGTTCCGCTGCTGCTGTAGCTAGATTCGCAAATTCATCCCCAGCCGCTTGGATCGCAGCATTCATTCCACCGCTTTTAAATGCGTCCGTGATGTTGTTTATGCTGTCTGTTGCCGACTGTGCTGTCTTCTTAAGGTTTTCTGCTACACTTTCATAAAAAACAATTCCGAGAGATTCTGCCGATCCTCCCAGTTGCTCAAGAGCGCTGGAAAGATTGTCCTGCATTGTTTCTGCTGCTTTCTGTGCTTCGCCGTCACAATTCTTGTATGCTTCTGTTAAATCTCCAAGAGAGCCCTCTCCCTCATTAATAAGCGCCATCATACCAGATAACGCTTCTTGTCCATACAATGTAACAAGCAGATTGTTTTTCTGCTCGTCAGTCATGCCTTCCGTGGCTTTGCGAAGCATTCCTACCTGCTCAGTCAAAGATTTCATTTTACCGTTGGAATCATAAAAAGAAATCCCCAATTTATCCATGGCTTCCTGCATGTCATCTGTTGGTTTAGAGAGTCTTGAAATTGCTCCACGAAGTGTTGTTCCCGCTTGACTTCCTTGTATTCCGGCATCTGCCATGATACCGATTGCTGCAGCTGTTTCCTCCAGTCTAAGCCCTGCCGCCCTTGCAAGCGGTGCAACATATTTCATCGCCTCTCCGGTTTGCGCTACCGAAGAGTTTGTCCTATTCGCATTTGCAGCCAACACATCCGCCACATGCGCCATATCCTTTGCTTCTAGCCCAAACCCTCGAAGTGTGGAAGCTGCAATGTCTGAACTTGTTGCAAGATCTTCTCCTGCGGCAGCTGCAAGACTTAATAATCCGGGCATTGCATCAACGATCTCATTCGTAGCAAACCCGGCTGCTGCAAGGTTCTCCATACCCTCCGCTGCCTGTTTAGAAGAAAATGCAGTGTCTGCACCAAGCTGAATTGCTTGTTCTTTTAATTTATTAAATTCTTCCCCTGTCGCTCCCGAAATCGCCTTGACCCGGGACATCTGTGATTCGAAATCGGATCCAACTTTGATTGCTGCTGTGGCAATACCACCCAGCGCTACTGATGTGCCAGTGATCGCTGTTGCAGTAGCTTTGAGCCCTTTTGCTGTAATACTTCCTAATTTCTTTAATCCGGATTCTATCCCAGAAGAGTCCAGATCTGTTTCAATTACAACTTTTCCATCTGCCATTTTCCCACCTACCTGTCATTATGCAAAGTAGGCTTGGGCGCTACTCATCGGTGCGTCTCTGAACTCTTCCCTTTGCTGGATATTCAATCTTATTTATTTTTTTACAGCGCGGACATTTCATTTCTCCTTTTATATAATTCGCAAATAGCAATGTGTGTCCGCACCGCGTGCATCTTATCTTCTCAATCTTAATCACCTACTCACAATAATCCGCTTACATCTCCGCCGTTCATAAGCGCCTCTTCGAGCTGCTTTGTATACTCGTCCACAACTACCGCTTTATCCAGTCCATAATATCCCTGCATTGCTTGGAAGAAAGCCCGTTCTTCTTTTCCGAGCTTATTATTTGCAGTATCTGTTGTACGATATTCCATGACTTTAGATAGCCTTGTATCTGCTCCGAAATTGTCTAGTAAGATCATAAATCTCCACCAGTGCATCCTTTCTCTTTGTAGATCGATTCCATACTGTTGCTGGAAGCCTGCGTAGATCAGTTCTGCATCCTCTACAAAATCAAAAGACTGCTTATCGTTCAACCCTGCAATCTTCCGCGGAAATTTCTTTTTCTTCTTTTCCCTCCCACAAGAAAAGAACCAGAACATTTTCTCAATGTGCTCCCCTGTAAAAAATGCGCAGTCCTTATAAAACAGCTGCAATATCTCTACCAAAGACTGCTGAGAAAGCTCCGGCTCCCTTTCGATGATTTCGTTGCATCTTAAAACGGTGCAAAAATCTGAATTGATCAGACATTCTACACCGTCTACGATCAGCGATTCTGGAAAAATCTCTGTTAAAACGCTCATCTCGCATTCCTTCTGCCTTTATTGCCTTTTCCTTTCAAGGTCTGCATGATTTTTTTATACTCCTGGTCCTGTCTCATCTGCTCGGAAACAAGCTCTTCGTAAGCTTTCATGCACGTCAGGAGATTATCTTTCGATCCACAGACTTTAATACCTGTCCCTCTTCCGAAGACTTCATCAAAAATTGATTTGATTCTCTTGCACAGATAATGATTCTGTTCCGCTTCATCGCCCTTGGGCAGATCTTCCGCTACTGTCTTCATCTTTTCCAATTCCTGGTAATACTTTTTCCTCAACTCCACGTTATCTGCATCGTATAAGTCAAAATCAAGTTCTACGTTGTTGATTTTCATTTGCAAGCTCCTCCTATTTCTTTCCAATCTTTGCCTTGCCAATTTTCCCCTGTCCAATTAAGGCATTATCAGCAGGGGATACTATTCCCCCGCTGGCGTAAATGTCTTCGTTTTAGTGTTAAACTCTCCCTTAACCCAGTCGGTTTTACCAAGGAGATTTCCTGATCCTTGAATTTCTCCGTCGTTGTCAGAAAACTCAGCAACTTCTACTGCGACTCTCCTTTGTCTAGCCTCGAAAGTATTTTCTTTTAAGTTCACAGGCTTATTAAGATAAACTTTAACGTAAAGCGTTTCAGCTTCTACGCCTGTTTTTTCGTTCTCTCCAATATCTGCAATAAACTGGATTGCCTTCTCTGAGCGAATCAAATCAAACTCGAGCGGCGCTGTCCATTCATACGATCCAATTGACTGTGTAGCTGACTTCTGATTCACGTATCGTTTTGAAGTTGTCTGGGCTGAAGGAGAGTTATCTAGCTGTGTTACTCCAACTCCAAGAAGTTCGAACTGCGGCATTTCGCCACCGCCTGTCACATCAATATAATCCGGCTGCTGGTATCTCTGTTCAACTCCAGTTTCTTTTGATTCCGCATAAAATTGTAAGTTCATTTTCATTCTTTCTACCTCCGTTTAAAGTAAATAAATTGACACTGTATTCTGTACTGGCATTTTGTTTCTTGTGCATCATACAGGTATCCATCCGTTGTCGCTCGGATAGACCTGCTCTGCAAGTTTCCTCTTAAATCCGGTAAATCTCCTGTGCTTGTACACTCTTCCAGCCAATCAGAAAACTTTTCGTAAAATTCAGATGTATCCTTGTTCTCTTCTTCCCCGTAAAGCTCTCTTGAACATAAAGAAAAAACATACTGCCTTATGGTGTCCCCATTCGTGTACCTCTTCAAGATCGGTTCTACTGGAGTGCTTTCAATACAGTATGCTGTCGTGTCTTCTTCTAATTTGTCCAAATGAACGACTGGAAAGAGTTCTGCAAATTCTTCGAGAAAAGGACACGTCTGAATAAATTCCACAACTTTACTTGCCACACTCATTTTGCTTTTCCTCCACAATATTTCGCCGTGGCTTTTATGATTTCTTCGCCACGGTCGTTCCACATGCGCTTATCCCATTGCGGACCTCTTAAGCCGTCACCTTTATGCTCGTAATACTGTCGGCGAGAATAAGGCTGTGGATATGTTATTTTGTTTATCTGCTCTATGGCAGTATTTTTCATAACCCCGGTGCGCCTAGGGACATACGGATCTGACAACCTCCTTACTTCGTGAGTAAAAAATCTCTGTCCGTCTCCGTTCTTATTCAGCTTTCTTCTCAGCATAATCTTATCCACCGGATCTATGTTAAGCTTAACCTTGGCCATTAAGAGCCGCCTCCTATCCGAATATGCTTGGAAGAACCAAAAAAGTTCTCGGAATGACTTAGGATCTCACCTACCACTCCTGAGAACTCTTTTTCAATCTCGTTTATTCCACTTACACGATCTGCACCGTTCCATATTCCAACAATAAACAAATCACCATTTTGTACAGTCCAATTTTGGGATGGGGTTTCTGATTTTAAAAACTCATCACTCGGCAACCAGTTCTCGCATTCTGAATACGGTATCCTGATCTGATATTCATCTGCACTTTTCAGACCGTTTTCCCCTGCACTGCTTTTCTGTTTTGTGTGAAACCATACTCTCTGGATTGCATGCGGAACATAAACAAACTTTTTGCTGACCTTATCCGGGATACGGTTGAAAATTGTAATCGTTGCATTTGTGACCACTATTCCACCCCCAAATATAGAAGCCCGGTATGAGCTAGATATCTTTGAATGACCTCGTATATCTTAATCTGCAAAGAATTCACCGCGATCTTTCCTGCCTCCGCCTCGGTTGCATAGCTTACAGAATACCCATCTGTATTTTCCGATTGAATCTCCCTTCCGCCATGCTCTCGCTTGTTTACATCGTCTTGATAAATCATTTCCGCAACTTCACACAAACACATCTGCGCAAGCTCCATCTCTTCTTCGCTCGGTTCCACATGCATGGATTGATTTAAGTAAGTATTTGCCTTTGCGACTGGCTGCATTAGATGCTCCTCGTCTTCGATAATGGTTCCGAAATACTTATCCTTGTAAAATTTGTAATCTACTATGATCATGGCGGTGCACCTTTTACGCACTTGCCATCTGCCCAGCTGCTTTAAGAGAATCTAAGAGAGCTTTAAACTCTGCTTTTGTTACGTTTGCCGCTGCCGCCTCTGGAACAAGTTCCGCCTGCTTTACTCCTCCAAGAGTTGTTTTATTCGCTGCTGGAAGAGAATAGCTTGGTCCCGCAGGTCCCTGCGCCCCCGGATCCCCCTTCTCTCCTTTTGCGCCTGCCGGGCCTTGTGGTCCCTGCGGCCCAATCTGCTCATTCTGCACAGCCTTCTCAAGTTTATTCATTTTCTCGGCTGTGATCACATCTCCATCGTTCCATGTTGTTGGTGTGTATGCCATATTCATTACCTCCGTATATTATTTTGATTTCCCTACTTTTGCCTTTCCTATTTTCCCACTGCCAATCAAGGCTGTATCGTCAGTGGGTGTTACCCCACCGTATGCACATAGATGCCATCTTTCTTATTATCGTAGCATTCTGCGATACCAACAGTACGGTATCCAAATTTCCAAGCGTCCGCATCCTGGTTCTGGTCTGGTGTAATAATCTTGGATACAGTGTGTTTCTGGTACTGGATTGCTGCCTGTTTGTCCACGATCATGAAGTTTACTGCTTTACCACTAGCATTCTTCGCATATCCACCTGCGCCAGAAGCTGTCAGATCGATTTTTGAATAGAATCTTCCCTCTGGTACCTTTACAATTCCTGCAAATCCCTCAATAGCTTTCTTTGATGCCGTTGTGTCCAAGTCCTCGATCATGCCGTAGATTGTCGGATTGATAAACAGATAGCAAGTTGCAAGGTTTGCTTCTGCGTTCTCAATTTTGCTTCTAGCTGTTCTGAGCGCTGCAAGAGCCGCTTTACCATCGTTTAAAGCCGCTGCTACTGTTGTGACACCAGAAATAGATGCATAGCCTGCAAGACGGTATGCATCAAGTTCTGGAACCACTTTGGTACGCAGAAATTCTCCAGACAATCTGCCAAATGCTACGCCTGCGGACTCAATATTGTCCATAGCATCAATTGTAAACATTCGTCCACGGTCATATCCGCATTTCTTTGTTTCGTATTCCAGTGTCACATCACCTGCAACATATCCTGTCTGTTTGTTGTAGTTTGCAAGTCCCTGCATGGACATTTTCGGGATCAGAATCTCATTCGCGTTTGCCCCCTCTCTCACAAGCTCATTCGGACCATCCAAAACCGCTGTCAAAGACGCCAGTTTGTAAACTTCGTCTAACATCGTAGAGTATGCTTTTCTTAATGCAATTGTGTTCGCCATATCTTATTACCTCATTCTTTCAAAATTATTTTTCTGCCGGAAGCCCCATAGCCGCTCTGATTGCCGAGAAATTATCTCCACCTGTGCCAGAGCCGCCAGTTGCTCCCACTGGGTTCTTAAAAGGCTCATCAGAGCCAAATAAATAAGCATCAGACTCCTTTACGGTTTCCAATGCTTTCTTAATGTCCTCAGACTGGTTTTTTGATTCTTTTAAAGCGTTCATATCAAGCATAGCCATAACTGCTTTTTCATTGCGTCCCCCGGCTGTCTTGATAGCTTCTTTGATTGTGTCGGAAAAGATGCGATCTGCTTCTTTGGCAGCATACTCATCATCTTTGTCCTTTAACTGCTGTTTCAGATTGTCGATTTCGCCCTGCATAGTTGTCGGGTCAACATCTTTAAACTTTTCTAAAGATTCCGTTGCAGTCTCAAGCTGACTTTTGTAATTGTCACGTTCTCCCTCGACCTTTGTGGTCTTTGCCTTTTCAGCTGCAATATCTTTTCCATTCTCTGCCATGATTTTATCAATAGCATCCTGTTCCAATCCAAGTCCTTTTAAAAAATCTGTTTTCATGCTTCATTCTCCTTTCGTCTTAGGTAGTTTTAGGCGTGTTACCATCCGCCACGAATTGACTGTTTAAGGTCTAATCAACTGACCAAAAGGCATAAAAATAACACATATCTCTATGTGTCAATGTCTTACTTATTCAATCTTCCCGCACTTCACGCACCGCCGCACATATCTCTTTGTAGCCTTGTCATAATGCTTACGGTACTTGTGCTTGCAAAATCTCTGTTTCAGCCATTTAAGCATAATCTCCTCCTAAAGTAACGCCTGCACCTGCTCTTTTAAACTCTCCGGTACCTCGCCGATTGTTAAGTGTCCACCTTTAATCCTATTAGCTAAAAACTGTGCCATAATTTACACCCCCATTTTCATCGTTGCCAAAATTAATTCCTGCACCGCTTGGTCTGTGACTTCCTGTGCCGTCTGTGTTGCTTTTAAGTCCTTTTGCAGTTTGCCATAAGCGCTCATTCCGTCATCGACTGCCTCGTATTCTTTAATTACATTCTCTTCTGTTTCTGTATAGCCGACAAAGACAAGGTTACTGAATCCTTCCGGCTTTTCTTCTTTGAGCGGCTTATAGCCCTCTTTCTTGATGGAGCTGATTCTTACAGTTCCGTTTTCCATAATTTTTGCGTAGTTCATAGTTATTTCTCCTTTCGATAGGTTAATTTGATTCCACATGGCACTTCTCCGCTGTCTACCGTGATATGTGTCGTTCCATTGTAGCTGTGCAGATTCCTAAGTTGTGTCTGTTCTTCTTGTGAGAGTGGTGTAAACTCTGGCTCCTTGAGTCTGTATAAAACAGTGGCGCCAATACTTAATTGTCCTGTACTAGACATGTATTCCGTGTCGATTGGTTCGGAATTATAAGAGTCTATGATTTTCCCGCCATATAGCCATCCATACTGTCCCCCCTGCTCAACTAGCTTGTCCCATTTGGTAATTGGGCGGTCAGAAGTGAAAGTGAGGGTTTGCTCTTTGCTCCAATTCTGCTCGGCGTTGGTAATTTTCACATCAATTTCATACTTTTGCATTCCCTCATTCCACTTCCCCACATTTTTGATTTCCTGTGGATATTCTGTACTTGGCGATGGCTTGCCTCCTGTGTATGGTTCATATGGAGTGACTTTTACTCCATGTTCTACTTGGATTTTTTCGTATCGACCTTCTGTAATATGCAACCCTCTGTAATTAATAGATACAATAGGATTCTCCGGAGATGCATCAAACAAAGAACCTTTTTGCATATCCGAATCTACAACATATTTAAGCGTATTGTCTTTATATACTACTTTAATTCTCCATACATTACTCTGTATTGACTTCGGTAATATTTCTGCATGGATAAGTATGCGTTTTTCAAAGTTGCATTGAATCGGTGTTTCTCTAACACTGCCGTCGATAAAAGGGATATTTAACAGATTCTTTCCTGTCGTAGTAAGTTGCGTACTATTACCAATCAATTCCAACCTCTCCAACGGCGCCTTTAAGCTGTTTGGAAGCATTAAACTCCCTACGCCCTCCATCTCTACCTTGTCGAAGTTTGGTGGCTGTGGAGGGGATACAGTACCGCCTAGAGGGCATACCATATCAACACCGATGATTCCGGTGCCATCTACCATTTTAAGCATTGCACTTCAACTCCTTTTTCCGATGTCGCGGTGGGGATGATTTGGACAATGTCACTCTTTCCACCTCCGTAAGAACCATACTGCAATCGTTGTGCGGTCTTTGCCGAAATCAGTACGCTCTGCTCTTTCGTTGCATCTCTTTCGAGCGATGCATACACATCACCGTCCGTAAAATTCTTAATCAAAAACTCGGACGCTGCAACCTCAAATTCAAAAATCAATGTTGCCGATGCTGTCGGCTGTCTCATTACTTTTACTTTACTCATATTGTCACCTCCTAAATCGTTTTGGTACGGGTGCTACTCTTCCTCGCATATCGCAATAGATGCGTTCTCGTTCTTGTTGTAGCCCCATTCGCTTGCAGAATCTAGTGTACTCTCCGAGTTGCCCTTGATACTTTGCTTTTGCAAGCATTACATCTTCCGGGTCAGCTCCACCCTGTTTTAATAGCACAGCCTTTTCCCTCTGCGCCCTCATTGCAGTTTCCATTTTTCGCTGTTGTTGCTTAGCTTCGTATAAGGTGTATTCCTTGCCTTTAAAGGTCTTCGGTATGCTTTCTTTGCGGTTCTGCTCTGCAAGCCACTCATCTGTCCAGTTCCGCTCTGAAATGCCTTCCACAAAGGGGTAATACATATGATAACAATTCGCCCCAAGCAATCCAGTGACGCTTCCTAGTCCGCATACTGTTGTGAGCTCCTCTTTGCTGTATACTCTGCCCTGCCATGCTGCGTGAGTTGGTCTAGCTCCGGCATGCCATTCCACCTCAAAATAATCTGTTCCAAGCTTTTTGGCGTTCATTTCAGAGATTTTCCCCGACAGCTGAGAAACTCCCGTCATCACAGCCCTGCGAGCTGCTACGTCAATTCTGTTTGCTCTTCCAGATGCATAATCAATCTGTCGCAGTCCGCTATTTGTTAGCTGTGTGACTACTCTACGCAAGACACTATTGTAATCAAATGCGCCTGTTGCAATGTCTAAGCAGGCGGCATCTAAATACTTCTGATAGACTTCGGCTAATGGTGTCAGCACAGGTTTCCCCGTACCATAATCTAAATAAAATCCAAGTGATTTGGTAATGTTCTGTAAGTCATTTCCACTCTGCTGCATCAAGGCTTCCGCAATTTGCTGAAGCTCCTCATTCTCTTCATAAGGGATAAACTCGGCATTAATCTGTTCGTATATATCCTTGTTTCTTACATACTCCCAGTCAATCACCTTATCGTATAGTTCGAACATCTCCGGATAAGACTTATTTAACGCTTCTTTCAACATATTTTCGATGTCTTCGGAAGAATGCCCTAAAATACTAAGCCTATTAATCTGCCAGTCTGCTGTGCTTGTGATTTTCCCGGTTTTTCTTATCCTGCGGACGATGTCTTCCATGATCCGCATTTCCAAATCGGAAAAATGTTTTTCAATCTGTCCAGATAGATGCTTCTTGTAATCTTCTTTCAATCAGATCACCTACTCCATCACTTGATTCTGCTCCGGCAGCATCTTCTTCGCCGTGGCTTCATCCTCGTTGTACCACTTCATGCGATACTCTAAGTGCGACATGATTCCCATGCTCACATCCTGTCTGTCCTGCTGACGTTCTGTCTCCTCATCAGTCAAAATAGAATCGTTAAACTTGCAAGAGAACTCGTATCCAGAGTTGAGCATGCTATTGTAAAATGCAAGTCCGGCAACGAAATCTTCTAAGCAATCGTATAAGTTGTTCTGGATTGCCGTTACTCGGTTGTATTTCCGACTCTTCGATGTTTTAATCTCTGTGGCTGTCTTTGCCACTTCCTGCGCGTCTGACAGGTCTCCATAAGCTAAACCGACAGAGAATTCGATTTCTCGCTTGTACTCCTCTAATCCTCGTTTAAACGATTCATCTCGCATTTCCGGGGAATATTCTTTTAAAAGTTCTTGATCTTTTCCAGCTTCCAGATTAAGTCCTCGGTATAGACGTTTGCTGAGCTTTGCCATTCCAAATCTTCCGGTTGTTTTATCTTGTTTTAATGCTCTGTTATCCACATGGATAGCACGCTCACCGGATTCAAACTCCCAGTCGAGCCTTGCGCCCTGAATATCTGTTTTCTTAATCAGTTCCACTGCCGAATCATATAGGGATACACCGCAGGCAGAGCCATCCACTTTGTTTTTAATAGGATTTCGGTAGTACCCGAAGTCCATCCGATTCATTCCCGGATAGGTAATCGGACCAGGCTCAATATTCTCCCACTCTTCTACTGCTTCTAAGCTGCATGGCAGACCAATATCTTTTTCTGTTTGCGAATGAAAGCATTTGTTTTCTATGGTCAGATTACCATTCACAAAATAATGCCGTTCAAATCGAGTAAAATAATCCACATCCCCAACCTTTTTCCCAGTCAGAAATGCAATATCATTCGGTTTCCCATCATCCCCGAAGCTAATCGGAATAATCTTATCTGCTGTCACAAACTCAGCTGCACCCCCACCAAGAGGTTTCAGCACAAAAGAGCCAAGTGCAAGCCCGTCTTGCAGGTTTTCATTTAAACCTGCAATATTCTTTTGGTATATCTTATCCAGTCGCTCATTACTTACATTAGTTTCCATTTCCACCAGTGCGCAGTCGGCAAACTCTCGACAGATTCCTGCTTCGATTCCAAGCGAGACGACACTACCTGTAATCCAGTCCGCTTCGCCATTGAGCATCTTGTTCCAATCGTCAATTGCATATATCATCTTGTTGGAAAAGGCGATGTCCTTGCCGACGATCTGTTTCAATGTTGTATATCCAAACATTCTCCTTATTCCTTTCCACAGTCTCTTAAATCCATCAAACATCTTCCACCTCTTCAATTAGATATTTCATATCCCGCTCAATCGTGTATTCAAATGCATCTAGGCTGTCAATATCTGTGCTGCCATCATCCAGACGTTCATCTTTCCCGACAACTTCCTTGTCCCACACCGCATCCGTAAGGGCTGTCTTTAATGATTCGCAGTCTTTTGTAATAAAAAACCGCCTAGCCCCCATGAGCTTGACGGTACATCTAATTCTGTCGTTTATCGGTCTTTTCTTTGCAGGTCGGACAGAAATCCACGGAAACTCTTTTTCTACCGCGTTCCGGATAGAATTACCGAGGACCGTTTCTGCATTGTCCCAAAATACGGATTCTACGTTGCAATATTGTACATAGTCTCCACTTCTAACGCACACCGAGTATTCATCTATTACTTCCCGGATAAATTCGCAGAACAGCTCATTCAGTCGATTGCTGTCGATGTCTTCCTTTTCATCTTTTGCCATGATTCTGCGGGATTTTAAAGCGATTACGTCGGCGTAATTGTCTGTATATCCTCTCGCTACAAAAGAGTGGCCAGACTGATTTCCTCCAAAGTCCAAGCCAATCTCGATAGATGTGATGTCTTCCTTCCGAAACTGCTTATATTCTGATTCCTGCGAGAACTCATCTACGATTTCACACCGGAATGCTTCCGGATTATCTGCAAACCGCTTGTAAATAGAGCCGTCAGCTCTTTTCCAAAGTCCAAGGATAAGGCGGTCGTAATAGATTGTGCCTTCGTACTCTTTGCAAAGCTTCTCAACAAATTCCGGATCAAGAAATGGATTATCGAATATGGTGTATCTTTGGAGGTAGATATCCAACTCCACATTATCTATAAACTCCTTGAGCCAGTGCGTCGGATGTTCCGGGTTGCAAGCCCCATCAAAGCAACTGTACGGCTTATCTAAACGCGATTTAAGCATCTGGAAGACTTCTTTGTTCCATTTTGCAATTTCATCCCCATAACAATACTTGATGGATGCTCCCTGTATCTTTGCAACCTGGCTGACCTTTTCTGCTCCGAGACAATAGACGTCCTCGCCACATACTCTAGCCACATTCCTGTTGTTGATATTGCCGATCAGCTCACTTGTATAGATTTCTCGCATCGGCTGTAGGACGTTTCGCTCAATAGACTCTTTCGACACTCCCATGATGACATTCAAGCCGGGTTTTCCCGCTCTCTCCCGGATTCTGAACGGCACCACATATGCTGTATCTACAAAAGATTTCCCCGAACGAACAGCGCCAGACTTGATATTCCATCTATGCGTGGCGTTTATGATGTACTCATTCTGTTTACTGCTTAGTCGCATTGTCTCTCAACTCCTTTAAGATACCGTCAAGCTTATCAATCGCCGTCCTATCTTCGTATTCCTGCTTATCTCTCCACTTGTCCGGTTTCCGATTCTTAAGCCAGAATATTTGCGCTGTGATATTTCCGCTTATGGCATTTTCAAACAACGCATTTTCCACTTGTCTATCAGCAACATCCTTGCTTCTTTTTAAGGACTCGGCAATCTTGGGGTATTTCTTCTTCCACTCGTATAGAGTAGCAGGGTTAATTCCCATATTCCGGGCAATCTGCTCATCCGTAAGACCATCTCTCGCCCATCCCTCTATCTTTAGCAAGCCTTCCGGCTCTAGCCATTCTTGATATTTACCTTTCGCCATCCGGCTCACCACCTTTCTTACTTCCTATTTTTCTTACTCATGTTCTGGTTAGCCCAACTATTTGCGAGAAAGTTAATCCTGCTTGAGCTTATTGCATCTCTTATATCTATCACCTGCGAGGCGCTTGTGAGTGTGTTAAGCTTTCCCTTGATTTCTTTCCCTATCTTCTTGTAGTTCTCTGCCATTTCTTTGGAGTGTGCATTCTGTCCTCGAATTCCGGTAGTATTCAGCTTTATATTATTATTAATGGTTCTAAAAGCACTGTCCACGATTTCCTTCGCCCATGCTTTCTGTTTTTCACTTCCACTCAGTTTACTCGCATCAAAGGACAATCCATTGCCTGCTCCGCCACCTCCGCTTGAACTTCCTCTACCACCCATTACACTTAGCCTCCTTAAATTTATCCGTAAATGCTTTTACATGGACAATGTTACCCATACACTCATCTGGGATTTTCCCGTAAAAAATAATAGTCTTAGGCTGCAACCTTCTAACCATTTCTTTATATCCGTCTATAAATAAATTTTTACTTTCTTTATCTTTCATGCATCCAACACTTGAAACTGCCACTGTGCCGCCCTCTGGTTCTCCGTCAAAGCACCAGTCAAACGATTCTTTATCACTCCACGCAATTGTAGGTATTACCTTAATCCCTAGCATCTGCATATATGCGCCAATCCAGTGTTTGCGATAATGATTATATATCTGCACCGCTTTCGGATAATCCAAATATAGACTAAAGTCAGGTGTTAGCACATAATCAAATTCTTGTAGCATGGGAATATATGCATCGATATTCGTCCACAATCTCTGGAATTGATAATCATCAATAAAAAAGTGGCAAACTTTACCATTTCTATTTTTCGCCGTTCTTGCGTAATTAAACGATATAAACTCATGCTCCCCTTCATAGCTTTCCAGATCAAGGCGCGGTATATCGTATTTTCCGCATCCATTAAATACATACTTTTCTAAGTTTTCGCAGTTTCTCGAATTCGCATATCTCATATTTACTCTCCAAACAAAAAAATCCAGCCGACAGCAGGATATGTTAAGCTTTTAGGACTACTGCATAACATAATAAGCAAAACCAAGCAACGTAACCAAATGAAAGGAGGTTGCAGTAGTCCACAACAGGCGCAATCGGAATCGAACCGATGACATATGGCTTTGGAGACCATCGCTCTACCAACTGAGCTATACGCCCGTAGGATGCCTTTTATTGACATCCTCTCCCCTATCCGCACTCGGGGACTAAAACACTAAATATAGATCATGTCTACTTGTTTACTTGGCAGATCTGCGGATATCTGCCTTTCGTGATATCACACCGTAGCACTTCCACGGCATTCCGGATTTTTAATATTTACCGTGATATGCTACTAATCCATGTGCAGGAATCGAACCTACCTATCCATTCATGGCATGAAAAACGCCCTGCAAAAGCGGGGCGCCTTAGTGAGAAACAGTGTTATAATCATTTCCCCTTTTCGGGTATGATACCATAATAACACAGAAAGTTGTCCCTTGATTACGGCTCTTTTCAAATTTTATTTGATAGCAACCAATAGAATTTTCTTCGCCGATTATAATACATATCCTTCCCACAAGGAATTCCTGCAATTTCTTTCAGGTACTTATATGTTCCATACTCTGTTGTAACTCCCTTGATTATGTACTGGTAGATATCCGGATCAGCTTCAATCGCAGTCTGTTCTATCAATTCACACTTCCGTTGCAGTTCTGCTCTCCTCACAGCCAAGTTAGCTGTTGCATCGCCATTTCCATGACTTGTAGGCATATCTGTCACTTCAATGCTTCTTACCGTGTCTTTTTTATATTTCAACTCATCCTTCCATTCACTGTATTGCATGCAAAAGTGATATAGTTCTAAAAATCTGTGTTTGCTAATGTCGTACTTTTTCTCATTTATCGGTCTTACATTCGACACCGGCATCAATCCCCTTTCTCCTCAAATACTCCATAACATCCATGTGTCTGTATTTATTTCATTTGCGGTACTTAAACTTCTTTCTAGTGGTCTTATCCTCCAGTTCGATATTCGCAATTCTAAATCCTGCAAGACTGGCAATCTTTTTAAGGACCTCGATTACATCTCTTACATGCTTCGGTATATGATCCGCATGTGCGATCGCTCTGTCTGCTGTTGGATCTTTATATCCTTCTTTATTCATCGTTTCCCTCCTTTACTGCTGCCTCCTTGGATGTTATAATTGGTTTATCAATTCTTTTTTATCTAAGGAGGCATTTCTATGAATTATCAAAAATATGAATCTTATGAAACTTTTCTTTTATACCAGGAATTTCTTTCCATCCCAGACAATCCATTTTCTTTTCAAATCCCCGAAGGAATGGTGATGACCACTGATATGATACATACATTCCTTCAGGCTGCTTACAATGCAAAAGGTGTGTCTATTTTGGATTCTTGATATATGGTTCTGGAAGTGGCTGCCATGCTACAACATTAGTGAGATACACATCATCAGATACGCATTCATACCATTTCATTTCTTCTGAATAATATACATGGCCAATCATCATTTCATCGTATGCGTTTTGTGCAATCACCTCTTTTTCCGGTACCCGCTTCTCTTCTACCGGAATCCAGTCGTTATCTTTCTTTCCGTCCTCAATTCCTTTTTGATACCACTTTCTCCTGCTGCATTTTCCACAATTTGGAACTTCATCCATGTGTGAGCGGATGATTTCTGCCGCATGTTTCCGATCCACATAATCTTTGTAGTATGGATCTTCTAATCTTTCTACATTTTCCAAAATCTTCTCTAGTACGTTCATTCCTCGCGCCTCCAAATCCCCTTTTATTAGCCTGTTATATGTCCAATCAAGCAACATAAGCAAATCAGCTTTAGTTGTTCCGTTATGTGTTTCAAGTGCCAATTCCTCCTTTACGATTCGCAACTTTTTTTTATCTTCCAAGCTGTTCACTCCAATCTAATCCTCCTCATTATTCCTTACGCAAACCGTAACTGATCCTGGCTATCATCAATCCGTATGTTCGGTATCCGTTCTCCAACCCTTAAATATGGACAATTTGCTTCTACTAATTTTTGCGCCATTATCGGAACCACACTATTCCCTATTCTCGCAACCTGCTCCTTGATTGGATATGACTTCCACCTTATATCTCGGTTAATAATGTAATCCTTGGGAAAACCCTGCATAAGCTTTAGTTCCTCTGGTTTCAACATGCGAAGAAAAATATCAGCAATTGCATATTTTTTCTCCCTGTACGTTAATTTCCACATTAACAAGTCCGAAACGATCTTTTGTAGTAATTGTATCTAGAGCCCTATCTATTGTTTGACAGCTTCCTCCAGAGCCATAATATTTAATCAAGAACGCAGATACTAGTCCAAAGTGCCCTGGTGATGTAGTGATGGTATGTAACGGCTCATCACATCCCTGTCCAATTCCAGTTTTGTAGTATTTAGTAATAAACGCTGTCACTAAACCATATCTATTGCTTGTGTCTATAGTTTTAATTGGCTCCGAAAGCAACTGTCCTCTGGATTCCCCAGCCTTTTGCTCGCCGTGGTACTGGATTAAAAATGCAACTGCATCATCATTTTCAACAATGTATGGCTTTGGATTTTCAATAACATATTTTCTGATTCCGTTTGCAATTCTTTTCTGTGTAGCTTCTGCGAGAGGTTTTTTTCTATCAAAAATGGATTTCCCCAGGTCTGACCAATCAATAAAATCTCCACACTGTTTCCACTTGGGTTCCGAATCTTTGAAATGCGTCTGCTCTGGCTAGATAATGTCCTTTCCATCTCTGCGGAAAATTGCATACCAGCGTTTTCGTGTTGTCGGTGCACCGTAATTTGCTGCTACCAGCTCCCGGCTATCAAACGCATAACCAAGGCTCTTCATTGCCGTAATAAATTTCTTATAATCCTCACCTTGACGTTCCTTAATTGGATGCCCTTTTTCATCCAATGGACCCCATTGCTGTATTTCCTCTACATTTTCCATGATTATTACTTCCGGCAGAATCTGTTTTGCATGTTTATATACCGCCCAAGGAAGAATACGAAGCCCCTTCTTTCGTGGCTGCCCTCCTTTGGCTTTGGAATGACTCGTACAATCTGGGCTTGCCCACATCAGTGCAACTTTTCTTCGCTTAACATATTTTTGTAAATCAACCTTAAAAATATCTTCTGTGAGATGAATTGTATCCGGGTGATTTACTTCGTGCATCCGTATAGCCTCTGGATCATGATTAATTGCAATATCTACATGTCTTCCTAGTGCCATCTCTATACCTACGCTTGCTCCGCCTCCGCCAGCGAAACAGTCGATTATCAAATCATCCATCTTTATTACCTCTTCTCCTCTACGAATTGCCCACATCTTGCTTTCCCGCCTTTGCAAGTGCCACCATTTAAGTTATGCCACATACAATCATAGCAACTTAGTTCCTTTTTCATAAAAACGAGCCAGTGTGTCTTTGCTCTTTTATTTCCTAATATTGGCTTTTCATTAAACAGTTTTAATATTTCAGACAGCTTAATCTGCTCTTCATTCCATTTAAAAATCAATGTTCCTTCCGGCTTCAGCACTCTCATGCATTCCGAAAAGCCTTGCTTTAAATCCTCCCTCCAGTTCTCGTTTAATTTTCCATATTTCTTGGCCAACCATGATTTTTCTCCGACTTTCAACAAATGCGGCGGATCAAAAACAACCATGCTAAATGATTTATCGCTAAATGGTATTTTTCTAAAATCAGCAATTATGTCCGGCTTGACTTCTAATTTCCTGCCATCACAAAGAGTTTCTTCTATTTGCCTACAATCCATAAACAACACATCCGGATTATCTTTGTTAAAGTAAAACATCTTGCTCCCACAACAGACATCTAAAATCGGCTTATACATTCTTCTATCACCTTTCTTCCTCGTCCTATCCATTCTCTTATCTACCTCGTCCCGAAAGGAGCTGCACGGCTCTTCTGGCCATGTATGATCCTCTGGCAAGTTTCTATTTCTTCTCCCTAACAAAATACACCCTCCCGCACCTCACACACTTATACCTTCTACCTGCATTAGTGACTCTCTTAAATCTCTCGCAGCCACATCTACACCGTTGGCGACTGCCGTCCTCATCTCTAAGGACAACAGTGCGGTTTGTTGTCATAAATATCATTTGCCTCTCACCTTCTTCTTTCTTTTCTTCTTCGTCCCTTTATAGATAAATGCTGCCATGCTTCCATTTTTCCTCAATTACGCTAACCCTAACCTTTCTTTTACATCTGCGAAGTTATTTTTCAAATTCTGCCGTCTTCTGCTTTCTCCTTTAACCTCAATCGGGAAACATCTTTCTAGGATTCTGTCATATATTCGGCTATAACCGATGTCTCCATTCTTTTTGATTTCTTCTGCTGATAGGTTTGTCGTGATGATAAACGGCAACCCGGAACGATATCTACTGTCGATTATGCTAAATACTGTTTCCTGCATATACTCTGACTTCCTTTCTGCTCCAAGATCATCTATTATCAGCAGGCTGTATCTGTTAAGACTGTCGATATACTCATTCTTATCATCAAATCGACCTTGTATCTCATTTGTCAGCCTTGCAAAGTTTGTCATAAGCACGCTATATCCTATATCGATTAATGCATTTGCTATGCAAGCCGCATAATATGTCTTTCCAGTGCCTACTGAGCCATATAGCAATAAACCTCTACCCTCCTCCTTAAAGTCTCTAAAATCAGCGGAATATCGCTTCATAGCGTTAGATATTTTAGGGTTCTTCCCGTCATCATTCGCAAATGTCCATTCAGCCATATTTGTTTCAGCAAAACATCTCCTGCGCATTCTTTCATTTTCTGCTTGTATTTCCGCCTGCTTGTACGCTTCCATCTCTTTCTGTTTACAATCGCAGATACAACGCACCGTTCTTTTTTCTCCTTCAAACTCTACAATCGTCTGAGTTTTTTTATGACAGACTGCGCAATGCAACAGCCCATCATCTCCTATGTATTCGTTTTCAGCTTTCGGAACATTTTGACTTATGCTGTCAATCATGTTATTCAATGCCGTTATCATGTTTATCACCTCATGCTTTTTCTCCTAAAACAAATCGTCAAGATCGTTCATATCATTTCTAAGCGTATTATTTGTCTTTACCACTCTGCCATTAGCAGCGCTTCCATCTCTTCTTGCCCAGTTTAAAATAGTCGCGTAATGGCTCTTATACTTTGCGCCCTTCGACTCGATATAGATAGATAATCGCTCAATACGATCTTCCCAATCTGGGAACTTATCTTTAAGCTTATCTAGTTCGGTATCAGTCAAAAGAACATTATTGTATTCCCCGTATTTATGTTTTGCAGTTTTTTTCTGCTTCTGCGGTTTGTCCGTAGGGCATATATCTATATCTTTATCTAAATCTATATCTTTATCTATATCTATATCTGTGTAAACAGACTGTATACGATTTGTTTCCATTTTGTTTCCATTCTGATTCCGCTTTGTTTCCGTTTTGGAAACTGGAATATATTTCTTCTCTTCATCCAGTGTATAAGACTTATTTTGCTTAATAAAAAGCATGTTCTTTTCGTCCATATATACTGTGGGTGTGTACCGATCAGTTTGGATGCAGTTATGCATTTTCCAGTGCTTTATGACGATTACGCCATTTTCGAAAGTAAGGACAAACCGCTTTGCAATCAGCAGTTTCAGATCATCTTCACTGCATCCTACCATGCGCATAATCTTCTTTGGATTTCCGATAAATCCATCATCATCCGCTCTCATGTTAAGATGGAAATATAAGCACTGCGTAGATAAAGGCATATCTAAAAAAGCGTCAGAATCAACGATTTTAATATTAAACATCCTCTTATTTGCCATCTTCTACACGCTCCTTTAGTTCCATACCTGCTTGAAACTCTCTGTATATTTGCATCCAGTCATCGAGTTCCATTGTGACCAGTATGCTGTGATTATTCTTTTTACTAAATACTGCTGGCAGTAACCCTGCTCCTCCAGCTTTTGCATCTCGCTTTGCCTGGTCCATCCAGTCGTAAAGCTGCATCCGTTCCTGGTGCTTTGCTTCGACATGGATTCCGGGAAGTCCCACGACATCCGATGCATCGCCGGTATTCCCACAGTATTGCGCTGTTCTACGCGCTTCTGTATAGCCATAGTCTCTAAATAAACCGGCAAGCTGCCTTTCAAAGCGGGCGCCCTTTTGCTTACTGTTTACAGCCATTCCTTCCCCTTTCTCTCCTGCCGGACAGACGTAATCGGCAGGAGACTGAAACAAATTTACAAGTTACATGTGATATATTCCTTACTCCTAAGAGACATAAGGCTATAAATAATTCTTGTGAAATTCCTGCCGGAACTCCTCTCTTGTGCCGCAATGCTCCTCATAGTAGCGCTGGCACTGCTGTTTTAAATAAATATCAAGTTTTCCGTTTGGATTCTGATGCACACTGAACCTTCCGTTTTGATGCAGATCCCGGCGAAGCGGTGCAATAAAGCGATATTCCTCGCTCAGCATCCTCTCATTATGTGTATGGTGGAAGATGTGGTGTCGTTCCACGTCACAACTTCCGGTAAACATGCAATGATCCATGTCGTCAGTAAAAATACTTTCCAGTCTTTTGGTCAATATTGACACCATACCTCTCTTTTAAAATTCGCTTTTCATCCGGTGATACAATCTCACAATCCGGCATGCCTGCTTCTTTGCAGCGGTCAATCAGTCCATCAATCAGCCGCGCCATCTCCTCGGTGTTATATGTACTGGACCCGCGCATTAAAAGGTAGGTCCGATACATAACGCCATCTTTTCCTTCCCTTACTTCTGTGGTGGGTTTTAGATGGTATTCCATTGCATCCCGCACCTTGCGATCGGTCTCATCTGTATCTGGAAGTGGTGTCCTGACTGCTTGTCCATCTATGATGACTGGATAGCCGTATTCGCACAACAGTTCGTTGTGCAGTTCTGGATTCGACTTCTTTGTGATTCTTCCCAACTTTGCGACCAAAGTCCAATAATACCCGTTTGCGTCAAGGCTCCTCTTCTTGCGATATGGCCTGATTTCAAGGCTTAATTTGTCATAGCCTTTCAACTCTTCATAGGCTTGCGAAAAGTCCTCATTTGAGGCAAATACAAGCATTGGACGAAGTGTATCGTAATCAATAATCGGCTTTTTCAATATTCCGGTGAGTTTCATTACTCCTCACCCATCTTACGCATAAGCGCCATGAATTGTCTTACGGTCAAGTCTTGCAGAGCAGTGACTTTATAATAACGGCACACGTTTTCCACGGTCTGGCCGTGTTTTGGAATACAGGATTCTAATGTCTTTACTTGCGCTGCTGTGATCTGGGTTGATTCGCTTTGTTGCTTTATGGCGTTTAATACTTCCTCTGCGCTCGCAACACTTGTATCAATTCCAATTCCGCACATTCCAAGCGCTCTTCCAACCGCCGAAGTCTCGCAGTTTTCTATGTAAGATGTCTTGTTTATAAAGCTTGAATCCTCTTTTTCATAGGCATGTCCAACGCCTAGAATAGAGCCGAATTCGTCCCTTACTTCTGCCGACATCACACACATGCCATCTTGCAAAGACTCTATCTTAGTAGTAATAGATCCGTTCGGAAACAACATGCGGAAAACCTTGATTCTTTGGTTCACTTCTGCATACTGCTTGCCTTTTACGTCAATCGTGCTAATTTCTTTATTTGCGATCTGCAATGCTTCAAATGTCATAACTTCACCTCTCCTATGCAAATTCTCTGTAATTTTCCTTCAAACACGTTTCGCAGACACATCCGTCTACCGTGTAAATAGCATCGCCCTCCCAAAAGGGCTGACCACAGATGGTGCAATACCCTTTTGCTTCCGGATCGTCGGGCGGTGTAGTCTTTCTGTCGTCGTAATTAGGGATAGGCTCAATCATGCAGCTCACCAACCCTTTCGATTCCTAATATTGCCAAAACTGTTCTATCAGTCGACGATATATACTCATCATTAATAGTTTCATAAAATCTCGCCACCGCTCGAATCAGTGCCACCGCCTCCTCTGCCGGTATATCATCATTAAATTCCCATTTTTTCATCTTGATTTTCCTCCTATTATCGCTTACTATTTAATTGGATTATTTAATAAGGGCGCTTATCGGTTTACATACCGTGCGCTCTTTTTTACTGGGTGAGAGATGTTGATCAGCTTCAAATCCTCCAACCCTTTCTTCTTTTCCTGCTGATGTGGAAATGGAATAATATCTCCCATCGGCTCACTCTTCTTTTCGTATTGCTCGATTTTTCCGTGCTTATTAAAAAATCCTAGAATGCTCATGCTTGTCCACCTCCTTTCTCAATTCCTAAAAGCTTATCAAGCTTATGTTGCCAGATAAAATACTCCCAGGTACTTCTTACTCCTTTTTTTGGCGGATATGCCTCGCCTAAATCCCAGATTCCCCGCTGCATCTTAATCCTTACGCAGTGCGCGGAACATCCGATCTGTTTCCCTGCTTCTTCCGGGCTTAACCTTTTTGCCATGTGGCACCTCCTTTCTTGCAAATACGGTACACGGATACATCCTGCTGCTCTCAAGGCAGTTATTGTATTTCCTGCAATCTTTACAAGTCACTTGTAATCACCGGGACCTTTCTTATATTCCCTGATACATCCTTTAATTCGACAGTTTTATGCAGCATTACCATGTATTTGTTGTACACAGCTATCATTTCATCTAGCATTTCGGCAGATATTCTTGCTTCTGTTCCTGTCAGATCACTGATTTTTCTCACCTTTCTTCTGCTGGCACTGCATATATCTGTGTAAAATGGGTTTCTGTAATTAAAACCACGCGCCACGAATTGTCCGGGTTGATTATGAATCATTTTCCCTAATTCCAAGAAATGCAACCATGCTTCTCTGTCGTAATACCTTTTATCAAGGCACGCATTTTCTCTCGAGTCATGATTGACAAACAAAGGCAAACCAAGTGGTTTTACCGTGCATGCAGTGACAAGCTGCGTTGGAGCCTTTAACTCCGCAATCCTTGCTTGTGCCTCCTTCACTATTTTCTCTAATTCCTCAAGCTCGCTCATATTAACTATTCTTTCTTGCGTTTCCATTTATTTTCCCCTTCCTCTTTACGCTGCCTTACTTAGAAACTTATTAATAAAGTACTGCTGCCCTTTTCCAGTCACTTTCGGAGTGCGTGAAATCTTATTACAGCCATTCCCATCAATATGTACTGACTCTTTGATCTCAAACAATCCCATGTCCATACTCTTCTGCGTTGGTAAGTTCCAATCACTACCCTTTCTTTTAATCAGGTAGCCATTTTCTCGCATCCATCCAAACAGCCTCTGCGCTCCGATGTCTACCCCATTCTGACGTAAGATTTTGGCTAAATCTCCGACAAGGATAGATGTATTCGCTGTTGTGATAGCTTGCCCTAAGATTGCGTGCGGTTTCATCTCCTCGATCTGCGCTGTTTGCTCTTCGATGGTCTTCTGGGCTTCTAATACTGCCAGAGCAAGGAGTTCTTTGCCTTGCGGAACATGTTCTTTTATGATGTTTTCTATCTCGTGAAATCGTTTGATGTACTTCGCTGTGAACTCCGTTCCTTTGATTCCAGTAAGCTTATGTGCGATAAACTCGCACCCATCTTTTGTGATTAAGTAGCACGGTTTTCTTCTGTTTGATTTGTCTGTATACTCTGATTCTGCAAAGAAATCGGTCGGCTCAATTTTGAGCTCACCTAATTCACTTACATATCCTCTAATGTCTCGGATAATATTCTTATGCTCTTTGCCTACCATCTCAGCCACTTCTCTACTGTCTAATTTTTGTTCTAATTCGTTCATGCTTGCCTCCTGTTTATCCTGCTTTTCTTGTTTCTTTTAAAAATGCAGATGCAGCCATCGAAATGATCCCATCGATTTTCCCCTGCACTCGCTCTGGGAACTTATCCCAATTTTCTGCGATTATTTTAAAATCTTCGAGCCTTTTCTCTTCCTGCTCTTTTGTAATTTTTTCTACTGCTTCACTCATCCTCACACCTCTTTTCTTTCATTGGAATTTTTGAGTCTTGATTGTCTGCAACAAGTATTTGAAAAGATTCTGTAAGAAAATTTCTTATGGAATCTCTTTCTTTTCTTCGGATGCATTTTCTTAATCTCAACGTCTCGTCAAACATAGCCTGACATAAGAAAGATACTGCATTCTCTTTTGTATAGTTCAGAACCACTGAATCATCAGAAATTTTGTAGACACTCATTCTTTTCACCTCTCTTTCTTTTGATTTATTGCCGTTTGTTTGCATATCTCCTATACTATAGATACAGGACACTGCCATGTCTGAGTATCACGAAAGGAGTAATCTTATGAGACGTTGTAATTCACCTTTTAACGGAAAGCAATTTGTTTTAAACAAAAACACTGGAGAAATTCACGATCTAGACCGCGAAACACCGCAATGTCAAATCGATGAAATAAAACCAGAACATGTTTTTAACTGCGACACTTATACAGAAGCTGTGATTTTTGCTTCCATGCTTGCTGCAAACAGAAACGGTTGTGCTTACTGCATGCCTGAAAACAATAGAGGATAATCACTTTCTTGAGCTGCTTCTAATGTATGTCGCAGCTCTTCCTCTGAAATTTCCTTTTTTAAAGCGTCTTCCAGCTTTTCAGGCGTTTTAAATTCTTCTGCCAACGCAATGATCATCTCACTGAATTCTCGTTCAGCACTAATCGCTTTTAAAAGTTCGAAATTATTTACAACCCTTTTTCTCTTTCGATTTAAAAATCTTTCTACGAATTGCCATCCTTGTGATTCTTTCAATTCTTCCCACTCTTTTTCGGGAAGCTCAAAAGATATTGCTGCGATGGATTCTCCTCCTAAAAATGTTTTGTGTGTGCAAAAAATTTCATGCATCTCTTCACTACTCCTTTCCTTTTATCACTGTCCTCTGCATCTTCCGGGCTTGGAACCGGCTTCGGCTGCATTACAGTGCCGAGATAACCCGGCTATTGAGTTAAATATGTAATAATGCGACTTGTTTCAAATTATTTTCTTTTATATAAGCAAGAACATCTTCTTCCGTCCCCGCTACCACTGTCGCTGTACATCCTTTTGTAACTTTGTCTAAATGGTAGAAATCTTCGTTATTTCTTAAAAAGAAGTTCGATTTTCCTTTCATGTAATGCGTTGCGTATTCGCCTTTTTTCATTGTCCTGATTACCATATCTAAAACTGTCATTTCTATTTCCTCGCTTTCGTTTGTTCCTTATATTGACATTATAGTCACTTAAATTTACTTTGTCAATACATTTTTGTCACTTTACGGAACTTTTTTCTTGACTTTATGATTCTTACAATATATAATGGAAACATAGAAAGGCGGTGAGAACATGACAGCCGGAGAAAGAGTGAAACAAATTCGAAAAGAAAAAGAATTGACATTAGAAAAATTCGGCGAAAAAGTTGGTGTCACAAAGCAAACAATAAGTAGAATTGAAAACGGTATTAATTCATTAACAGAACAGATGATTCTTTCTATATGTAGAGAATTTTCCGTCAACGAAGAATGGCTAAGGAATGGCGTAGGCGAACCGTACATACATATAACGCCTCACGAGAAAGCTTATAACCGTTTCGGTTACATAATGGAGAACTCTTCTCCATCAAAAAAAGCAGCTCTTTCTATATTATTAGAACTGCTTTACAGTGTCCCTGACGATCAGTGGGACATGATTATGGAACAATATAATGAAATTAAAAAAGAAGGCTAAATAGCCTTCCCGAGCACTCCACGAATTAAGTGGTAGATTTTAAGAATCTGAGTGTCTTCTAATTTGTCAATTAATTCGTGTAAGTGTTTTCTGATTTCTGTTGTATCCATTATGTATCCCTCCGCGCTTTTCCGAACAAGCATTCGAAATTCCTTATTGAAATATTACTACACTTCAAAAAATATTTCAATAGATTTTCCGAACATTTGTTCTGTTTTTTTAAAGGAAAATTTTTCCTTTCTATATAAGTAAACAAAGCAACGTGGGGAAACTTATGCGAAACATGGAAATCGTCCCAGATCTGGGACACTTATTTGTATGGAGAATCGATAAGGTCGAAAATTCGCACCTTTAAGCCTTTGGCAAGAATTTCCAGTGTATCCGCCGATGGTGATACTGTACCGTTTGCAATGCGGCTGATCGTAGACTTGGATATGCCAGTCATAATTGAAACTTGCCGGGTAGATAGGTTTTTGTTTAGCATGATCTTATCGAGTAATATCTTCATATTGCAATTATAAAATACAAAACATTACAGGTATACTGGTAAAAAATGGAAAAGATATAGATGCTTCGGCGTTTATATAGATGTGGCGTACAAAAAAGAAAAATTGCAGGGGAAAGAGAGGAAAAAATGGAAGAAAACAATTTAAACGCGCAAGAAAACATGGGGGAACTTAATGCAAATATGACACAGCCACCCAAACGTGACCACAAAAAAGCATGGAAAATTACGAGAATCGTACTGGAAATTATAGTTTCTGTATTATTTTTGTTATTTTTCTTTACGGCAGGAAGCGTGCAGTCAAACTATGAATATCTAGAGAAAAACTATAACAAGCTAGCAAAAGAATATGATGCAGTTGTGGCTAATTACACCGCCCTTGAAAAAGAATATAGCTCATACAAGAAAGAAATGGAACCGTTTGAAGAAATGACGGCTGCTCAGGCTGAAGCTGATAAATTGAAAGCTGAGCAAGAAAAGAAAGCTATTGAGGAAGCGGAAGCACAGAAAAAAGCTACCGAAGAAGCTGAGGCTCAAAAGAAAGCCGCTGAAGCTGAGGCTGCTCGAAAAGCTGAAGAAGCCAAAGGTTACGAAACTGGAATCACTTACGATCAGTTAGCGCGTACTCCAGACGATTTTATGGGTAAAAAAGTAAAATTTTATGGGAAAGTCGTGCAAGTTATAGAGAACGGAACGAGCGTCCAGATACGACTTGCAGTGGATGATAATTATGATACCATACTTCTAGGTGAGTACGACAGCTCCATTGTTTCGTCAAGAGTTTTAGATGATGACCTTATAACAATTTACGGAACTTCCGTAGGAACAATAAGTTATCAATCTACCATGGGTGGCACAATTACGATACCAGGTGTTATGATAGATAAAATAGATCAATAATAAAATGAAAAACCGCCCCTGCGCCAACAGGAACGGCTTAATATACACCCGAAGATGTACAGTTATCTAGCAAATATATTGTATCATCTTCGAAACAGTTTAACAATCAGAACATGCATTCTTTTTGTTGGCTGTTATTTTTATACCATAAAGGAGATGAATCTATGCCAAAGAGAAAGAAACACCCCAAATTGCCAAACGGATATGGCTCAATTAAGTACCTCGGAAAGAATCGTCGGAATCCTTATGCCGTACATCCACCAGTTACCGATTACACAGATGAGGGGGTCCCGATTACTCCAAAAGCCTTGTGCTATGTAGACGACTGGATGAAAGGCTTTATCGTGTTGACATCTTATAGAGCTGGAACATATACAAAAGGAGATGAAAGGGACTTATCTTTGCCAGACGACCATAAAAGCCTTGAGATCATCGCGCAGCGCTTACTGTCTGACTATAACAAAGCACAAGGAATTGTGGAAGAGGAAAAGGAGCCGGAAAAGACTTTTGCAGAAGTGTATAAGGATTTCTGGAAGTACAAATTTGAAAATGAAAAAGGAAAGAAATTATCCGAATCAAGTAAACGATCAATTCAGGCAGCCTTTAAAAATGTCTCAGATCTCCACGATCGCCCTTTTAGAGATCTGAGACATGATGATCTGCAATCTGTCGTAGATAACTGCCCTCTAAAACACTCCTCTTTGGAGCTGATCGTACATCTGTTTAGGCAAATGTATGCTTACGCAGACATCTATGAGTTATGCGATAAGGACTACTCTGCACATGTAAAAATTAACAAAGAGGACGACGATGAAAGTGGTGTTCCGTTTACCGATAGCGATCTTAAGATATTATGGAATCACAAAGATGATGAGATTGTAGAGTTTATTTTGATTATGTGTTATTCTGGCTTTCGTATTAAAGCATATAAGACACTGGAAATAAATATGAGAGAGAAATATTTTAAGGGTGGCGTGAAAACAAAGGCCGGGAAAGACCGCATTGTTCCAATCCACTCTGCCATCTTAAAATTAGTAGAAAACAGGCTCTCCAGTCATGGTGTTTTACTTTCTGGAACCCTTCAAATTTTTAGGAATAACATGTATAAAAAGCTTTCTGAATTAGGAATTGAGAAACATACACCACATGATTGTCGACATACCTTTTCCATGCTATGCGAAAAATACGGTGTAAACGAAAATGACCGTAAGCGATTGATTGGCCACAGCTTTGGCAGTGACATCACCAATTCGCTTTATGGGCACCGTACCGTCGAGGACTTGAGAAGCGAGATTGAGAAAATAAAAGTTTGTTACTAATTTGTTACTAACGGAACCGTATTATCTCTATTTTTATTTGCTCTATTCCGACTAACTAAACAGTCGAAAAACGGCTTAAAATCAACGTTTTTCATCACTTTCATTGATTTTAAGCCATTCCTTTTAAATACTTCTATTTTAATATTTTATTAAAAGTATATAACGATTTTAGTGGGTTTTCAAGCATTTTTGTTACTAACGTGTTACTAACGCGTTTAAATTAAGATGATACAATATATTCTTTTTCGCCCTCTCTTTCTGGGAGGGTGATTTTTTAAATTATTTTTCATTTTCCTATTGACTTTACGCCAATATTGGCGTATAATAAGTTCATAAGATAAAGCAAAGGAGATACGAAAGATGAAAAAATACAACTTATCCAATGTGTCGTAAAACCCCTTGCTTTAGCTATGGGGATATAAGACACTTCCATCGAATTTACGCAAGTAATTGAAGATGGAACAAAAATACTCTTGTATTAGATTTTGAAATGGTATATAATACACATATGAATATTGCATATAAATCTAATAATAATATAGTCTATTCTTGCAAATACCATGTTGTGTGGTGTCCTAAGTATAGACGCAAAATTTTAACAAATGGAATAGATACCCGATTAAAGGAACTTCTTCTTGAGTATGCTGCAAATATTTCTGTAGACATCATGGAAATGGAAATCATGCCAGACCATGTACACATACTCATGGAGGTAGACCCTCAGTTCGGTATTCACAAAGCGGTTAAATCATTAAAAGGATATACTTCAAAAGTTTTGAGAAATGAATATCCATCATTGAAAACAAGAATGCCGTCACTGTGGACCAACAGCTATTTTGTATCAACGGTTGGTGGTGCTCCGCTTGATGTAATCAAGCAGTATATCGAAAATCAGAAAACATCGCAAAGACAAAAGGATAAACTGGGATAATGCAAAAAGGTATCAAATTTAGAATCTACCCGAATAGGGAACAGCAAAATTTAATCAATCAGACACTTGGCTGTTGCAGACTCATCTACAACAAAGGACTTGCTATGCGTAATGAAGCCTATGAGAATGGCAATAAAATTGGCTATGCTCAGACTTCGGCTATGCTGACCGAGCTTAAAAAGTGTGAAGATTTTGCATTTCTTAAAGTGGTAGATTCTATTGCGTTACAGCAGTCTTTACGTGATTTGGACAGAGGTTTTGTGAACTTTTTTCAGAAACGTGCTGCACACCCAATATTTAAGAGTAAACATAACCGCCACCAGTCCTACAGAACGATCAATCAAGGTGACAATATCCGCATTGCAGGAAAATATTTAAAACTTCCAAAACTGGGATATGTGAAAGTTCGTCAGTCGATGGAAATTGGAAAAATCCATAATGTAACCATTGAACATACTCCAACAGGCAAGTATTTTGCAGTGCTGAATGTGGAATTTGAACCACAACCAATGCCTAATAAGGGCGGTATGATAGGTATTGATGTAGGTATAAAAGAATTCTATTCCGACAGCAACGGAAATGTTGTGGCAAATCCCAAATATCTTGAGAAGTCCATGCGTAAGCTTGTGCGTGAACAGCGTAAACTGTCACGCAAACAAAAAGGCTCAAACAATCGTAATAAACAACGTGTAAAAGTTGCTTTAGTCCACGAAAAGATTACTAATCAGAGAAACGATTTTTTACAAAAGCAATCAACTATACTGATTCGTGAAAACCAAACAATCTGCATAGAAGATTTGAAAGTAAAAAATATGATGCGTAATCATAAACTGGCACAACACATAGGTTCTGCGTCGTGGAGTAAGTTTTTTGATATGCTTGCATATAAGGCTGTCTGGTATGGGAATGATGTTGTAAAAGTACCGACTATGTATCCAAGCAGTCAGACATGTTCTTGTTGTGGATATAAGAATCCACTGGTAAAAAATCTGACAGTTCGTATATGGGAATGTCCAGACTGTCATACAGTGCATAACAGAGATAGCAATGCAAGCATAAACATCTTGAATAAAGGACTGCAAATGCAGTCAGCATAAATATATATATAAGACTGCACCGTAGGGCATACGGGAACAGTATAATCTAGCTTGTGGACACTGTGTAAGACATTGAAATACCGCATGGTATCATCTCCAATGCAGTAGTGGTTGAAGCAAGAATCCCCCTGCTTTAGCTGTGGGGAGTGTCAA